GGCTGCACACCAACAATCTCGTTAGTGATTAACTCGGGGAAAGTTCGTCTAATCATTGGAATCAAGATCTTCGGGAGACGGAAGTCACCTTGGGCGTACTCGTCGGTACCAGGGGTACCAAACGCAGAACGACCAGTGGTCTGTCCGGTTCCGACGGAACCACCGGCGCCAGCAACGTTACCGTTGGTTGGTGCGTAGTTAGGTCCATTCTCTTGAATACACCATGCTTCTTGGTTTTCCAATAGCATTGCTGTGTTCAGTCGAGTGTGACTGTCTTCGATGGGTGCAACTGACTTAGAAGAATAGTCCAATACTGGAGCCCATTTTTCTAAGAGGGAAGCTGCTCTAGATTCGTCAATATAAGCCTGTGATGGGCGGATTGAATTCATAATAGTTTTAATTTCCTTTCGTTAAATTATATACATAATGTATATAAAGTTTTTTGTTTCGACCCCAAGGCATGCATTTATAAAACATACATGCCAGGTAACTCATGAGATAACATCTACAGGAGAAAGAATTAGTACTTACTAAGCTCAGACATGTACGGGCTAGCAGCAGCAGCTGATTCAACAACTACCTGCTCCTGCAGTACATCTGACTTGGAAGTATCCTTCAAAGCTTCTGTTTTCAGGCTCTCAAGCCTGCTCTCTTCCTTTTTACCGAATAGCTTCAGTGTGTAGTCAAAGTTCTCAGTGATATAGTCATAAGACTTACCATTGAGCATCTTCTTAACAAACTTACTTGTTCTTTCGTCGAGCCTAGATGTTTTCTGTTCAATAAGAAGATTAGACTTAATATCATTAAGTTCTTCTATTACAGCATCTTTCTCTTGAAGTGCAGACTCAAGCCTTGAATTGGCTTCATTAATTTGACTCTTACCATCTGAAACAGCATCTTTAATGCTTTGCTTCTCTAGAGCGCTATCTACTGCTAAGTGCTTACGTAAGCCCTCTAGTACAGTAATTGCTTTCTTGTTTTTAACTGCTTCTTTAATTTCAGCAGTTGGTACAGATTCTTCTAAGAATGCATCGAGGTATTCGGAAATGGACTCAACCAATTGAGCCTTGAATACTTCGGCATCCTCATTTAAGGTATTTTCATACTTGGTAACAACAGCCTTAAGCTTTGATACTCTATCATTATCGATAGCTTTAACAACCTTTTCTAATTTAGCAGAATGATCTGCGTCAATAGCTTCTAAGAGTTGCTCAAGTTTAGTTGAGTAAAGCTCGTCCTGCTCAAGCAGGGCTTTATCAACGTGTAGCTTAGCTTTTTCTTCTAAGCGGGAATTGAATGCATTTTCAATATCAGTTAAGACGACTTCGTCGACTTGACCGTTTGTTGCTTCTCTTAAGATGTCGGAAATTTTTTGCATAGGTTAAAAGATTGTTGTATTATTATTTATCATTTTAGTCTTAATTTTCCCGCTTATTGCCTTATTTAAATGAGAATCAGCGTTCTTATAGTCCTTATTAATGACCTTATCGATAAATTTGACGATTTCCTTCTTAATATTCTGTTGACTCATAATATTTTATAGACCTTTGATAAATTTTAGCATATTCTCTCTCAAAAACGCATCTGTGTTCTTGAGGGGCATAGTTGAGATAGTCTTTTCGAAATCATCGTATGCTTCCTAAAACTGTCCGTACTGATTGAGTACATATTGCTTGCTTTCTAGAATACCATTAACAAAAGCTTTTGGGAAGGAAGGATCAGCAACACAGTCGATTGCTACTAATTTAAAATCTTTTACACGGTTAACACCGTCGCGATTACTTTCAGGTATTAGTTGACCTAATGCTCTAGAGCTCATACCAACCCTTACACCATCATTAATAAGGCTTCTTACAATTAGGCCTGTTGGTGTTGATAGTACTTTACTCTTACCATAGAATACATTACCATCCTGAGACATCTCAGTTACAATATGACAAGCTCTTTCTAAATCTACATCAGCAGTTGAAGGGTGATTAAGCTCTCCCATTGCCCTGCCAGGCTTGACCATTTCTTCTTCGTAGCGTGAAACTTCGTCTCTCATCTCATTAAGAGAGTATATACGCTTGTTACGATTTACGTCTTCGGCCATCATATACGGGCCTTTAATAAAGAGACTCTGCTTGCCTTTAGTAGAGCCCTCTTCAACGACATATTCGAAGGACTCGCGAGGAGCTGGTGTTTCGACTATTAGATTCAATCCCATATACCAATTATTTATAGTACGCGTACTCTTTTTCTACATTAAAAGTAAGAATTCTAGTAAACTTAACGTATACCTAATTCTTTCTCAGTTAAAATAAGAAATTCATACCCCTTTTGATCAGCCCACCTTTTAGCCGCCTCCCATTTCGCCTGATTTACTACCCAAGTTCGTTGCTCGTATATCAGCGTAGTTTTCTTTTTTGCCTTTGTTGTTGTTGGTCTAGCTACAGAGCCACTAGGTTTTATTTCAATAAGATACTTCTTAGGTTTATTATCTCTATTAAGAAACACTATATAGTTATCAACAAAATACCTATGCACTCTTTTATCTAATGGGCTCACATACGGTACAATGATACTCTCACTACCCCATTTAAGTACCCTGCTATTAGAATCAGCCCACTTAAAAAATTTTAACTCCCAACTAGATCTATAAACAGGGTCCTTACCCCCGTCATACTTCTTTCTATTAATAGGCTTATATACACCCTGCCTATATTTTTTCTTCTTCATTCCTTAAAAAAACGGACCTGGTTCACCTGCTGTAGTAGACTTAGCGACACCTCTATCACTATCTCCAATAATTCTAAAGACGTTAAAAGGATCACTATCACCTATACCAGATAGATAGGCTGCACTAGTACCTGTATATGAGGTGTCCAGGTGGTTATAACCAGCTTCGTCACTCATTAACCTACAAAGAACATAGGCGGATCACTGTCACCTAAACCAGGTGCACCTTCATATAACATAGTCTCTAAACTAGCTTTCTCTGCTAATCCCTGTGTCATAAGATCAGAAGAGTTTAAACTACCACCTCCGAATAAGGTTACTGCTCCATACTTACCTCGAATATTTGCAACCGTAATTTTAGTTAACGCCAATGAGTATTGGTATACCCAGTGCTCTTTAATTATATCTCTTACCGGTCTCTCGACAGAGCACATGACAACACCGTAGAATCTACTAGCCGAACCACCACCGGATCTCGGCTGAGGGTACATCCGCAACATCTGAGTACGATCATCGAATGTATAGCTACGTTTTGTAGCTAGTAGCTTCTCTCGCATCTCCATCCAATCCTTAAGAACATACCAGCTAATCAAATCAAACCCGTAGCTGCCCATAGCGTAACTGAAGTATGTTTGCTGAGCCATTGTCTGCTCAATAGTAAACAGCTGATTGACACCTGATGATGTACCTTCCTCAAAGTCCTGGACAGCTATAACTTTTCTGTAATCCATCACATCGTAATCGTAGCTATTAAAATACGATGTATCAACATTAGGGGAATCAGCTCCTGATGCAGAGCCTAATATACTAAAGGACTTAACCGGTTGTACTATAAATGAGCTACTGAGCGCTGGTAAGTCCTCAAGAATCTTATCATATATTGTACCATCGACAATATCATTTGCGGATAAGTTGTTACCACTCGTAAAGACGGTTGAAAGCGCACTACTAGTAGTAAATTCTGATGATGGTATAGCTGATGCAGCTATATATGTAGCGTTAGTCGATTTATTTTCAATTCTATTAGTAAAGTCCGGTGATTTTACACCATCTAAATACTCCTGACCAAACGTATCCATCGTATTAATTGTAAAGAGGTGATCTAATTTGATGCCTTGGTTGAGTACATACAAATCACTATCAAATAGAAGATACTCTTGAGTGTAGCCGGCGAACTTAGTAAACATCTCAACAGCAATCTGAATATTAGTATAGAGACTATCACGATGAATCTCTATATTAATAAAGGGATAACCTAATGTATTAAGAATCCTATCACTCAGTTCATTAAAAGTATTGATCTTACTACTAAGATTTGTACTCTGAAATGCTGAGACTGGTTTTATATCGCACTTTGCCATTAATAATATTTAGTTACATACACAAGCATTTAACACGTGTTACATAGATAAATATATCTCCTGCGGTATTAGTGTCTCTCTAGAGCACTTAACCTTATCTAAACAGCAGGCTCTACTGGACCAGCATCACCGCCTGCGTCGCCGCCTTCAGCTGCACCTTCGACTTCTCCACCAGTATCAGCTTCACCACCAGTATCAGCTGGTGCTCCACCAAAATCAGGTGCTATACCAGCTGGTGTACCACTCTGCATCCCAGGTACTTCGTCACCCATACCGGCGTCGATCTGTAATTCGTCCTTCCAGTTTGGACCACCACCAGCTATCTGCTGCAGCTCCCATTGAAACTCAGCGTCCTTGCGCAATAGTTCTCTATTAGCTTTAATATCATTCTCATTCCATCCGAGATACTTCTTCTGACCGTAGGTGGCAGAGATAAACTCATTAGCTACTAAGTTATTATAGTTAGTAGCTTTCAGCTCGAGCTTCTGATTCTCTCTTAATTCAAAGAAGTTTGTAGGTACATTAAATTCGAGATGTATATTCTGCTCCTTAATGCCATATTTTTGCTTAGCACCTTTAAGCTCTAGATGTGTCAAGAAGCCATTCTTAAGTCCGGAAGCAAATTGCTGCTGCAATCTAATAATAAACTTTGCGAACTTAAGTTCGTCGCGTAGTATCTCCTGACCATCTGAAACTCCAGACTCTGGATTAAGCCTGTTCGTCGGTACCTTTAAAGATTTATAGAGCTTATTAACAAAGTACATTAGATCTGCTAGCTCACCTAAGTTAGCACCACCTTGTAGCTGTGTAACAGATGTACCGTCAGAACCGGCTCTCTTAGCGAACCAGAAGGAATCGAGCATTGATTGCGGGTTAAACTTCTGAACTGCACCTTCCTGGTTAACATCGAACGTTTTCTTTGACCAGTATTGCTGAATAAGCTTTCTAAGATACGCTTCTGCTTTAGGAGGTGCCATATTACCTACATCAACGTTGAATACAAGTCTCTCAGGTGCTCTTACTAGGCGGTAAATTACAATACTATCTTCAACAAGTGACAACTGCCTATAAGCTCTTCTAGAGTTCTCGATAAATGGTAGTCGGAACGACTTGTCTTGGTTCCATATACCAGAATGTACATATGTTACCTGATTAGTATCCATCGGCACAAACTCCATCTTATCAACCTTATCAGGCTTGTTAGGGTCAAAGACTGGCTTTCGTAAAATATAGCCTTTAATGAGCATATTCTGAATATTGTCATATACAGAGTCGATAAGATCTGACGGCAGCTGTACGATACCTAATATACCTTCCTTCGTATACTCCTTATGAATAATATGCTCGAAGAATACTTCACCTTCACATAGCATCTGTCTAAAGTACTCAAATCCTTTTCTCTCTAGAGCAAAATAGTCGATATACTTTTCAAACTCCTTCTCAATAATAAGCTGATCTTCTTCTTTTAAATCTGTATTGCGTAGTTTTAGTTTAACAATGTCACCATTAGCGTCAATGTTAATAACTTGGTCACATATCTCATCGAGTGCATCAGAGATTTCAGCGAATGACGCCATAATTCGATAGTCACGTAATCTACCTGACTTATTCTCTTCAATGTTAGCATATACTAGCTCGGCATATTGACCTTCTTTACTGACCTGACCCGCTGCAACACTATTATAGTCATTATTATAGAATACAGACTGATCAGCTAGTGCTTCAGTTCTTCTTACACCAGTATTTTGAAACTCTGTATACTTCGGGTTTAGGTTACCAATAAGATCTTCCGCATTAGGCGTCTGATAAGGTAATCTACTAGCTACACTCTTCATGAAGTTAGAGTTAAAAAATGATTTCTTTTCGTTATCCGCCATAGTCTTAATTATTTAATATTGTTTTTACGATTATAAAGGACCTACTAGAGGAATTCTATATATATTGGCTTATCGCCCCTACCATCCTCACCTTCTGGCGCTGTTGCAGATAGGTATGAGTTAACTGATGTGTCCCAACCAGCACTATTATATGGCACAAATGCAAAGGTACCTGTAAAGTCATCTGATACAGGCAGTGTCACAGATATAGAGTTCTCACTATTAACTGTATAGTCAATAGACTGACCAGATACAGCTCCTTGTCTTGTGAACTGATCAAATACATCGACGCTTGTTAGAGAGCTGGTATCTGATGCTGATAATACTAATCCATCAAGTAAGTTAAATCTCATGCCTTGAAGCTTAATATCAAGATCATTGGATGGCGTAGTGTCATATACGATCGGATCTTCTAATCTAACTCCGTTAACGAACAGACCTGTAACGTATGGAGAAGCAGATGTTTCAAATGACTCTGTTAAGTGACCTGATATTTCAGCACCGGTCATTGATTCATACTCTGTAATAACATCCTCTGCTACAAAGTTCTGATCTACATAAAATATATTTCCAGCTGGTTGGTCGTCATCTTTGAATAACCACCCTTTGACAGTAAAGGTTGTATCTGCTGTAACACGAGCTTTTTGTGTACCTGTTAGCTCAACAGGGTAGTTCATCGATACACTACCATTCCATAGTACTTCGGATCTAATCTCCTGGTCGACGGCCATGTTAAATGCTTTAGGTAGGTACCAAGATATAATGACATATGGATTACAAAATGGTACGAAGTTAGATAGTATCTGGTCTACATCAGTCTGATACCGTGCTAAAATGGATACGTTAAGCTCTAAATTAATAGGTATAGGTGTTTTAACGTGGCGTGAGTACATCTGACCAGCCTTAGAGCCCTCAGCATTCGCGCCATAATAGAAGCCATCTATCTTGTTAAATACTCGTGTTGCGTCTCTAGTTACACTACCTACAGAAACTGCTACTGCAGGTATAGTGATTGTTTTATTTAAGTTAACAATATCATGCATTACACGCTGCTTAGGTGCATACAAGTACCTAACGTTAATACGGTCCTCTTCTTCTCGATCTTTATTGAACCTACCTATAACGATATCGTCAAACGCAGCTACAAACTGCGCGACCATGTCTTTAATCTCAAAATAGTATGGACGTGCTTTCACTTAATTATTTAATCAATTATTTAGTCCCAGGGGAAGACATACCATGAATCATTATCAGCAACAAGACCTGTATTATCTTCACTGAATGAACTACTCGATCGCCTGATAAGAGATGCATATGTTATTGTTTTAATTTCGTCATGATCGAAATGATGTCGAACGTAATCCTTTACAGAGGCAAATGTAAGACCTGAATCATTAATATCATCAACAATAAGAACATTACCTGCTAATGTAGGCGCGCCATAGTATTGAATATTATCTACATCACGGGTACGTACTCCGAGCTGCTGTAGGTTGTGACACTTAGTCTTATAAGCTAAGATCGTAGCAGGTATCATACCACCACGTGCTAAGCCGAGAATTGTATCGAACTTCTCTAGAGGTAACTCCTTTAAAATACCTTCTATAGATTGATCAATGTCTTTCCAATCGATATGGACCTTGCCTTGATAGTGTTGCATACACAATTATATGCTACTAATCGCGCTTTGCAAGTGTAATCTTACGCTTATATTGAGGAGTAGCCATTTGCTGTATAACTTGATCAAGCGCCTTTACCTTATGCACAAGTACTGAATTTGAATCTGCAACCTTAGCAGTGATAGTGACGATAGGTGCCTCTGACAGATCAGCTAGATCTTTGCGTATGTTAGCCGTTAATGTTTCAAGGTCCATTCGGCCATAGCCTGATATTAGTATTGACGGGTTAAAAGGAGTGTTAATAGTATCTTCATGCTTGAGATCAATATAGCCATATACCTCACCTTCATTATCAGAAGCAAGATCAACTGCTGACATTATACCACCTGCATTAGCTTTACCTCTGCCGATCAAGCCAGCGAACTGATTAACGTTTGAATTCTCTACATCATCACCAGGTCTAAACTTGCCATTACTAGTATTGCGCTGCTGCATTGTACCAATAGCAGACTGGTTAAGGTATGATTCAACAATGTTTCTATCTTCTTCTCGCATAATAATATTTATACCATCTCATCGAATTTAATCATTAGCCTCTCCCATTCATGACATTCGAGCTCACATGGGTTCT